ATTGACATAACTAAAAGAACACTAGTAATCTACTACAAAATTAAATACGAAACAAGATAAAAATCTAGTTTATGTAGAGCACTCTAAATGCAACAATACGTTGAGTTCCAAAAACAGTGGTTTCTCACTCTAAAAATAAGGGGGGACTGGGGGAGCAATCCTAAAAAATTATTGTAGAATGAGAGTACGAGATATACATTGCACCGTACCCCGTCGGATTTCACCCTATGGGGGTCGAACCGTGTTCGACGTTCACTTGTGAGTGAAACTATCTCGTCACTGGCGAGAGAGTTGCCCTCACTGCCCCCATAGTGTGCTCTCCTAGTGGTACTATGGTGCGATATCACGGATACCTCACCAACGCTCAAGCGTTCAACAATGGAAGAGCGTCATTGTTGAGGCGTCGGCGAGCTAACCGCTCTCCCCTGTTAGATACTGAGTAGTATCTTCCTTAAACAACAAGTCAAAGGAGCATAATATGGCAAAAAGCGCCACATCATCTTTGACTGGTCGTGTAAGCAACACGAATCTTGGTTCGGTAAAACGGAACAAGTTTGTCTTGGAGCTAGGCGAGGACAATAAGCCTATCAAGACAAGCAACATTCGTGTTGTGGCTAAAGTTGGCACCAAGTTCCCTGCCAGCATCAGCGCAGAACGCATAGAAGTACTAGCAACAATGCGTTCAGACCTCACTCTTGTAAGCACAGACTACGTGCTTAGTAATCAAGGTGAGTTCGATGCTGATGATGACAAGGGTCTTGAAGCCCAGGACTTTGCCATCTACCGACCAGTTGCGCCTGAAGTCACCTTCTAAGGGACGAAGGCACCATAAGCCTTAACGGGCACGGTTTAATACGCACCGAGGAGAGACATCCTTAAGCGTATTTTTTTATGACGTTATAACACAGACTTCAACTTTGTAAGACTTCTACCTTGTCGTTGGTTGGTAACTGAATGCTTGTAAATCCAATGGCAATATCTAGACTTAGGGTAATCTAGGTATATTGAGGTTAGTATATAAAGAGTGCCCAAAAGAGAAGATGAATACCGTAGGGTAGAACCTGTCTTCCAAAGTTTTATAAGACCTCCCGTCCTACCAAACGGCAGCCTGCAATAGTTGGTAGTGGAAGATAGCTTCTTCTGTAGTGGTGGCGCGCTGCATCGGGCAAGATTTCAAAGGAGTGACGAATGGCCTAACTATAACAACGTCCAGCCCTGGGGCGACATACCGGGGCAGATTTGATAATAGTAAGATGTATTATCCAAGGTAGAAACGCATTCACAATAATGTCGAATGCACCTGCGGATATTAGGCCAAGTAAGGCGGGCTCATCTTGCTGTTATATAATAGTAATGTAATAACCCTATAAATCGAGGTAGCAACAATGGCAGCATCATATGTGAGAGCATACAAGACCAAAGGTATTTGGCACTTCCTCACTTCTTATGGAAGTATCATTAGCATTCACGCCAAGTCTTTTGCGTTGGCTAGACGCAAGTTCTTCGATTTGCATCGATAGACTGGCATATAATTAAACTATGAAGAGGGAGCCGGGTTAACCGGAGTAGTGGAGAGTTCAGATATTAGCAGTGATCGCCCGAATGAGCCGAAGTTTTGGGAGGCTCCCGCTGTATTCATACTGACTCATAGGTAGAGGTGGGATAGGCTGAAAAGCACTATCCGTGTACTCATAGTTTATAATAATTAGAGAGAGTTACGGCTAAAACCACCGACCGTTAATGTTCTAGTAAATCCTTTTCCTTGCTATTTTATAGCCTAGATAAGCGTGGTCTCTCTCTATAACTTATAATAGCCCTGAAGCAAGCAAACAATAAAACCGATTGCGTGATGTCCTTGTAAATCTAACCAGCGTATTGGACTATAAAGCCGGATGGGCTATTGTATAATTTGGAGGTAATATGGCAATATATTATCCTAGTTTTGATGGTTTGAAACAGTTTCATATGTGTAATAATAAGTGTGTTACTATTCATTTTTCATATGGTTATAAACACATTCATCATTATACTGATGAAGAAAATGATGGTATTGAACAAAGTATTGATGATTATATTGAATCACAGGTTGATGAACGTATATTTACGGAGGTTAAATAATGGTATCATTTACTGATATAGTAGAGGCATTTAATATGCTTAAAGAAAGTAAGAACTCTGGACTATCACCATTAGAGGCTGCTGTAATGATAAGTTATGTTCTTAAAGACTTACTAATAGTGGCTGGTATTCTTAGAGTTATAGTATGGTTTAAACAAGTTAAAGAGGAGGTAGATGATGTTTGAATTCATCGGAGCTATACTTGGTGGTGTAATATTCATAGGATTTCTTCTCTTCATTGTAGTAGTTTGGTGTGAATGTAGGGATAGAGATGGGTATTAATTATCAAGATATACTCTTTCAGCAACAGTGTCCTTTCTATTATAAAGACCAATTAGTAGAATGGGCAAGTAGTTATTTTAGGGAAAAACCGACCAAATACAAAAGGATGAAGAAACAACAGTTATATGCTATTTGGTATAAAGAGGCTCAACCATTAGAAATCATTAAATGGTGAGATATTTTAGAATTGGGTGTTAGAAGATATGGTTCCACAGGCCTGTGGATACTATGTTTTCGCAGATATATCCTCAGAATAATGGTTATCTATGTTAAGGCGGCCACTGAGGGCTCATAACTGGTTCCACTCCGACGAGTGGGGCCAGACCAGGAGATAAAGGGCTGAATATTGTCCCGAGGTGCCGTAAAGGTTTGTGAGTACGTTTGTACAATTAAAGAGAAAAGTCGGACGAATCGGTCTTTCAAGTGTAGGAGAAAGTTCTCTCCTATAGCACAATGTTATAATATCTAGAGGCTTCGGCTGTGGATATGCATCTCAACGGGATAAAGCCTGTGTAAATAGGCAATGTCGTGGATTACAATGTACTCTAACAAGTATGAGTAATAAGATGTCCAGTAATGGTAAGTGACTGAGAGTACGTGACCCGAAAGGGCACTAAACCCGAAGAACTTTGAATTATCAGGTGAGACCTTAGTCCTGCAGCGGTTACGCAGCGGGACCATCAACTGGTCAGTTTAAATCTGGTATATCGACACCCAATATATTTAACAAGGAGGGATATATGTTAACAGAATGCTGTGGAGCACCATTTTATAAACCAGGGTATCCTGATATTGATATCTGTACTAATTGTAAGGAACATGCAAGTCCTCTAGAAGAGGAAGGCTTTGATGATGAAGATACTTGGAAAGAATCGGAAGAATATTTAAATTACAAGGAGAGGAGACCAGAAAAATGACCTTTATTAATAACTTTATTGAAGTTTGGGTTAAAATGATTGATAGACCGTTGACTATTAACAATAAACAAGGGTTTCTCTTGACAAATGGTATGCGTATCTTTTTTAAGGATACATTCTTATCACAAAAGTCAATAGAAATCTTAAAAAGACATTACTCAGGGAGGTAATATGAACAAAGTAGATAGAGCTCAGTTAATTGGTAGTTTAATATTTACATTTTCATCTCTTTTTGGTGCAATAGTAGTACTCATAGGATATATTCCCACAGTTATATGGGCAATATGGTTCTTGATACTATTATTCTCTTCATTTTTCTTTGGACATTACTCTTGGTTAATAATTAAGGATGCTTATTTTAATAAAGAAGTACCTGATTATAGAAATATGTCGGATGAAGATAAGATGAAATTAGCCAGGATAGAGGCGAATCTTGATACTGTTGAAGAGGCGGAGGCTAAGCCTAAAAATATGAAGGCTAGGAACTATAAAAAGACGAAGAAACGTCTTCGTAAATTGCAAAAAGAAGGTAGAATCAATAACCGTAAGAAGAAATAGGAGATAACCATGGAATATTGGGCACTATTTTGGATAGAACTGTATTTTAGTTGGATATTAATTGAATTTACATCAAGGAGGATAGCTATGATAAAAAGGAACAAAATAGGTATGATGGGTATTGCTGGCTTTGTATTATTAGGAGTATTTATAGCCTGTGCCAGTCCTGAAGACCCTGAAACTGTAGCAGTTAATAAAGGACGTGCTCTAGCAAGAGCATATAATGATAGTGTTGGCGAAGCGTGGAAAGGTTACTATGATAGAAAGATTGAAACTGAAATACTTGAAATTGACAGCCTCTATAATGAGGGTTTCAAAACAGATAGTTCTAAAATTATAGCCATTGCATATCCAGATGATGCTTTTACCGATTTTGAACAGGCTTTTATGATAGCCCGTGCAGAGCTAGGACCTGGTAAAGTATTTTTCTGGCTTGGTAAAGGATATACAACAGATTACGAAACTGAATAATATGAGGGGGCAAGTTATTGCTGTAATAGGGATATCACCTTGCCCCTTTTGTTCAGTAGTGGGGCAGAGAGTGGGGCAGAGTTAGAACCACATACGCGTATAAAAGCTGGAACAATCGCAGCGTGGGGCTCCAGCCTGTCCCATATAACTTAGGAGGAACGATGAAAAGAGTAAAGGGAAAAATAAAGAAAAGTACTAAAAGAAAATATCAAAATGATATTTGGAGTAAATTTATGCGTAAGGTTATAAAAGGAATGAGAACCTTTTGTAGTCCCGCATTTAAGAAATAAGCGGAGATGGAAAAATTTACAGATGACTGGAGAGTGCAGAATGTATCTGCATTAAGTAAAAAGAATAATCAATATAGAAAGAGGATAAGACAGGAAGAACCTTATCTTTGTAAAAAATGCAATAGGGCATGGCAGCCTTATTACGGTGGAACCAAAAATGTTGATTATTTATTAAATTTTCCTAAATTAGGATGTACGGATAGAACTTGTACTCCTTGTAAGGATAAATAATATAGTTCATAGCAACGTGGCCTCCCCAGATTATTGGTGTAGTCATGGCTTGCCTGCGTTGCTATGAACTTAATTTTTAACTGGTGGAGAGATGGTGGAAATATGGTGGAAAGGTGGTGGAATATGGTGGAATATGGTGGAAAGGTGGTGGAAAGCAGGTGGAACAAGTGGAAAAAGGAGAAATAATGAAAAAGAAACATAAAGAAGTCACATTAGGGATGAGTATGTCCCAAGAGCCAGAATTATCTCTTGAACTTGGACTGGGCACTGAAGAAAGACCAGATAAGCCAGATGATGATGAAATGGCATCTATTAAGCAACAAATTCGATGGTGGCTTAAAGCAAGAACTACTTATTCTTTGCGGAATAAGAAGATAGTTAAAAAAGTAGGGAACATAAATCCTGATGACCGCATTAGAACATTAGATTCTTATGAATATATCAAGAGCCGTGTCCCTAATAAATACAAAGATTCTAAACAATTTCTGGAGGAAGAGAATGAGTAAATCAGAAAATATGGTTAATAAAAAGTATGTTACTAAGAACAAAGATGGCTTTGATTATCGAACTAGGATGACGGAATGGCTCAGACCTGATGTAAGATGGTTTCCCAGGCAAATGATAGTTAGAAAATATGCTGAACTTCAAGGTTGGGATTGGTGGAAAAGAAGAGTTCCTACTAGACAATGGGTTTCTAATAAAGAGTGGATTAAAAACGAAGCAGAACGAATGGCTATAAAAGGCATTAAGACTAAAATTCGAATCAAAAAGATGATGAAGGGCGGTCAAATGAAAGACTTTGTAGCTCTTTTCATGGAACAGGAGGCGTAATGGGAGATGTATTTGAATCGAAAGTCTCTGAAGAAGAGTACCAGGGACAATTGGACGATGCAAGGAGTGCTCTATCAGACTGTGAGGAAAATCTTCGTGAAGCACGAGAATTAATAATGAAGATTAAATTCTGTGGAAGTCAGTTCATGATAATGAAGTACATTGACAAATATGTTAAAGACTGTCTCGTAAAAGATAGTAGTCAATATTCTAAATTTGGTGATGATGAAGAAGATAAGGAGAAAGAATGATACATATTGAAATGGATAGTCAATCAGTAATAATTACACGCTATAAGGGTATTGTGAATGATAAATACCCATTCAGCATATGTGTTACATCTGGCGCTGATTCAAGTTTAATGATAGATGGAGATTATGAATACTCATATGGCTCTGTCGAATGGAAAGATGAGGCTCCATCTGACCGATTAAAGACTAAGGCTGAGGAAAAGATAAAAGATTTTGTACAAAAGTGGCTTTTTGATAAACCAACGGAGGAAGAAGATGCATCAATATAAAGAAAATGATTGGATTAAAATAGAGGATGAAGATGATTATTTCCAGATTAAGAGTATTGACCTTGATTCTGGATACGTTAGGGTACAAGGGCTAACTGGACATCCATGGACTACTGGAATAAATACTATTGAAAGAGTCATTACACAGGATGAGCTATATGCCTTTTCCAATGAAACCTAAAAATACCTATCGTCCTTTGCCTGATGAGTTGACCATTAAGAAATCTAAAATCAATGGTCTTGGCTTATTCGCAGCAGAGGATATTCCTAAGGGTAAAATATTTGGACCTTCACATCACAATTTAAGGGGCCATGAAGGCTTAGGTCTCATAAGAACACCGCTTGGTGGATTTATAAATCATAGCCCAAAGCCGAATTGTAGAATTACAACTAATTCCTGGTTTAGTGGTTGGTCTATAAAAACAACCAAGAAAATAGCAGAAGGAGAGGAATTAACTCTGAAATATGGAACATATAAAATACTTAATCCGAATGTCTAGAAAATGGAGGAAATATGGAAAGTATGGAAAGACTTATACTATATCTAGTAGTAGGAAATATATGTCTAAATGTTATATTCATATGGTTTCTTATGTCCGCAGCCAATAGTATAGATTCAATGAATGAATGGTTGCATAAGAACGAATGGAAAATTTAAGGTCAAGCAGAAATTGACCACACCCCTAACAACTAACAGGAGAAACTATCCATGGCAAATGTAACAGTAGTTTCCTACCATAATGGTGGGGTTCCACAAGAAATTAGTGGACCATCTCCAGCCGGTATAGCTCAGGATATGGGCTTATCTCTGGACGGAGTTACCATTCATGTAGATTCCAATGAGGCGGAAGCCAACCAGGAACTACGAGATGGAGACCTTGTATCTTTCCAAAAGGATAAGGTTAAATCTGGCGTATAGCCAAACACCCGCTTGCCTAGGGTTATAGGGCATAATTTAGAGCCTGATGTTTAGCAATAGATATCAGGCTCTTCTTATTAGGAGAATATTATGGTTATAGAATTACAAGAAGAGATAAAAGCTTCTCTGTTGGCGACTGTTCCTGCTCTTGGAAGTAGAGAAAGTGGAAAATTAGATTGGAAAAATGGTGAACTGGAAGAACTTGCAGACCGTCAGGCAAAGCTTTTGATTGAAAAGTGTGATTACATTACAGTAGGCAACCATCACACAATTGGAGAAAAGACAATTATGATAAGGTTTGAGAAGATAATCTTAAGGGGAACAAAGAATAATAGATTTTGGGATGTATATTTAATGCTTGATAAAGCATCATCAAGATATCCGCAACTTACTTTCCTTACTTTAAAACCTCAATATCATAGTATGGATGATGACGATAGAAATAAATATAAGATTAGAAATTTCGTTTCAGCTCTTCATCCTCATATATCAAATAGGTCTGGTTGTTTTGGTGAATTTGAAAAGCCGCTAATGGCATTGTTGTCAAGTTTTAATTATGCCGGTGCTATTATGGTGGTACGTAAGTTCCTTGATACTTGGAACAGGGACAGTGCGTTTTGGGATATGAATACAATGAACTCTATGAGATTGATGTATGTACGGAATGCTGAAAGTAGAGAGTTCTTTAAAAAGTTGTCTTTTGCTGAAAGAGTGTTTCTAAAAAGAGAAATCTATGACAATACTGGTAGTTCTGGCAGAGATTTCGATAACTTGGTATCATTTGCTGGAAAAATGAAATGTAATTATAAAGATGGAATTGACTGGACACATTTAGGGCATTTCTATTCTTTGCTTCAACACATTGAACATTTTGCAGATAAATATCTTAGAAATCATGAAGATTTGCGTGATATAAATATGCTATTTAAAGACCCAAGAAGACTTGGTTTTATATGGTATAATATCTCAGCGGATGTTGTAGTCAGGAAAAGACTAATATGGTTTGACTGCAGAATAGAAGACTTTAAGGGTAGACTCAAAAAAGCTCTTCTCAATGAAGTTACTCCAAAGATGCTTTCAGATTATAGCATTCTTTACACAGAATTTAATACTCAAGACGAGAGAGATAGATTTACAGAGAAAATGATGTCTAAGCTGACGATATATTCTGATGTAAGGTATAGAAGAGTTATGTCTGAATTTTCTATGTCCCAAATTAAGATGACTAAGTTACCATTAGAGTTAAAAGATAGATTTTGCACTAAAGAGAATGTCGATAATATATTTAATATTGACTTTCTGTCTCAATTAATGAATGAAGCAAGATTGCAATGTTGTGTTATTGCATTAAGGCGGATTCAAACAAAAGAAAGGAAACTAAGAAATGAAATTGCAACTCTTAGAGGAGACGCTCTCCAAGCTGAACTATTTTCTGAAGAAGTTCCCGGACAAGGAGTGGAGCGGCCCAGCGTGGTACAGCCTCAAAGCTGACAAAGCAGGATTCCCTGTAGAATTTACATTAGAAGATTTCCACCCTCTTGACCTTGGTGGACATTCATCTACAGAGTGGGAAGCTGACGATTTAGCTAAGATACTAAAGAAGAAACTCAGGAATAGCACTTTAAAGAAATGTTATATGGGTTTAATCCATAGCCATCATACCATGGGAGCATTCTTCAGTGGAACTGACACAGATACATTATGTGAAATGGCTCCAATGAAAGGATTCTATCCTAGTCTTATTGTAGCTACTAGTGGTAAAGCACACTTTGCCTTTGGTTTTAGCTATAAAGACCAATATGGCAGGGCTTCATATTATGAAATTGATGAAGATAAAATCAAATCACCAAGAGCCCGTGGTAAGAAAGAATGGGTTGACATAGCTAAAGGACTAGAAACGGCTAATACCACTTCTGTTGTCACTACTAAGTATACTGGATACAATGGTTATAACGGTTGGGGTGGATACCAGGGACAAAGCAATCTCTTTAACCAGAACGATAAGGGAGAATTTGAAATTGGAATGGATGCGAGAAAGAAGGTTCTCCAGACTCCTACATACAAAAAGCTCACGAAAAAGAATTCAGATAAAGCATTTGACTTCTATGAAGAGTATTGTAATGGTAAAATGAGATATATAGAGCTTCAGGTTAATCTTGAAAAGATTGGCATCCCAGATGTATGGGACTTTATAAGGGAGGCTAGACATGCAAGCACAGACGCAGCAATCGAATACGGATACTAGATTCCTTAGAAATAAGGATTTAATTCCCCAGGAAAAGCTTGATGATGTTACAGTAATAGGTTTGGGAGGCATCGGTTCAACCGTTGTCTCCTTACTTGCTATAATGGGCTTTGACTCTATTCTTGGATATGATGATGACATACTTGAAGAACATAATTTATCAACATGTATTTACCCACATAAATATATTGGTAAAAGTAAGGCTTTTGCAGCACAAAAGCTCATGGAAGAGTATTCCTGTCTATCTGTCGGAATTTGTGAAGAACGAAGATGGACCTATAGGGACGGTGTCTTTAAGAATATGATTATATGTCCAGACAATATGGAGGTTAGGCGAGATGTATATGACAAATGGGTAAACCAAAGAGACAGAGGCTTTCTTATTGACCTAAGGATGGATGCTTTAGCAATGGAAATTATTGTAGTAACCAAAGAACATGATTTCTTTGATGAAACTTGGCTGCCGAGTGCAGAGATTGAAGATGCTCCGTGTACAATGAAACACACAATCTTCACCTCAAGCATTGTGGCGGGATTTGGTGTTAACCAGGTGTTTAATGTTCTTGCAAATAAGCCGTATTATGCGTATACTTGGATAGGGCTAATGCCCTTCACACGGAAAACAGAACATCTAATAAAACAAAGAGGTACTAATGACAGTTCCAACAGTTAGTATCCACGGTAAAAACTATGTTATGGTTAAGGATAGAGTTGTCCTTTTCTATAATACAAATCCTCGTGGATGCATAAAAACAAAGATAGTGGACTATAAAGATGGCCACTGGATAGTTAAGGCAACTTGCTATCCCGACCCCCAGGAACTTCCTGAGACATTTTTTACAGGTCATGCACATGAAGTGCAGGGAAGTACACAGATTAACAAAACAAGTGCTTTAGAGAATTGCGAAACTTCGGCTGTAGGTCGTTGCTTAGCAATGGCTGGTTATGGTGCCGAGGAATCATTTGCTTCTGCAGATGAAGTCGCGAACGCTGTTAATCAGCAAAAGTACGATTCTAAATAAGGAGGTGTCTAATGGCACGGTATAGACCAGAAGCAGCAAAAAGCGGAGCAGCAAGTTGGTTAGGATTTCAACCAGCTCAAATAATCGCATATGAAGATAGAAGTGCAGAATTTGATTGGGCTGATTTATTTCTTGACGTAACATTAAAAACAACAAGTCAATATCCTGTAAACTATGCTCTTAAAGGGACTTATGATAGAGAAGATAGTGGAGAGATAAAAGATTCTAGCTTATTAAAGCGGATATATTATCTCCTTGATGCTATTGGATTTAAAGGCGGGCCTAATAAAGAAGGTATATGGGAAGATGAAAACGGTACAGCAATAGGTGATTTGGGTAAATACCTTAATCAAAATTATGTATCGAAAGATGCTTTAGATGGTAATTCAAGTCCATTTTATGTCTATGTATATAAAAGGTTAAATCCTAAAGATAATAAAGCATACACTGAAGTGTGTCCTAAAATTGTTCAGAATACGAACAAAAATCAGGAGGACTTAAAGAGTTACATTAAGTTCATGAAGTCAAAAGGCTATATAAAAGAACATATAGAAGATGGGGGAACAATATCTTCAGAGCCTGTGGCTTCAACACCATTCTAAGTGTATATTGAAGTTGCAATAGGGAGCCCTCGGAAACGGGGGCTTCTTATTAAGGCGGAGGATTTGCCAGATATTCTGGTAACTGATGGTAAGGATAAACCCATATATAGAAGCACTTACCTGTATTATGATGATGCAAAGGATTATATAGAAATAAGCAGAAGCTTAAAGGACTTTCAAGGGGTTCGCGGAATTGACCAGGTTATAGTAGACATAGATAAAGGTCAGAACTCAGATAGTCATACCCAGCAAATTGCACAGGGTGCTATGCTTGATTTATATGAACTAAATGTACAGGATTGCAGTATACAGCCATATTTTAGCGGTACTGGGTATCATTTAGCAATCTCAAATGAAGTCTTTCAGTTTAAACCTACTAAGAATTTACCTTATATTCTTAAAGAAACTATGAAAGGCATCCTTAAGGACATAGATTGCTCCGTATACTCCAGAACTGCTCTTTATAGGGTAGAGCATACCCTTAATGATAAAAGGGGCTTCTATAAGGTACCATTGACTGCTAAGGAGCTATTTAATCAAACCCCTGATTATATTAAGAACTTAGCAGAAAAACGAAGGTTCGACTTCGATTACCCAGTTTTAACAGGTGACGGGGAACTTTCAGGTTCGGTCACTACTCATGTACCTCAAATACGTGAGTTAGAATCGACATTTGAACCAAAGAACATTGTGCCATGCATACAAAAGATATATAACGATGGTCCCTTACCAGGGACAAGAAACAACGGTTTGCTAAGAATGGCATCTCATTTCCTTAGACATGGATTCCCATCGGAAGTAGCTAAAACAGCTTTAATGCATTGGAACAATGATAACCTTGATGAGAATGTAGTCCTGCAAAAAGTAGAAGATACTTATAATAGAGGCTATAGATATGGCTGCAATGATTTTCTATTACATGAATATTGTCAACCAAGATGTGTCTATTATAAACATAAGGATTATCTTACTGAGGTTAAAACAAGTGATGAAATGCAGAAGTCGCTTGAAGAGAGGATGACGGCTAATTATGAAGGAAGATGTATTAGGTTTGATGAATTATTTGGGATATCCGATAAAGACCTTACTGTCTATCCGGGTGAATTGGTAACAATATTCGGACCAACCGGAGCTAACAAGACAACACTAGCTCAAAATATTGTGCTCGGATACGATGCTAAGAACGACATCATTCGGAAGGAACTGCAAATCCCAACTTTATATTTATCGCTGGAACTAACGGACTGGTACACTCATAAGCGACATCTTCAGATAGTAAGCGGTATGAAGAAGAAACAAATAGAAACAAACTTTAAGGAGATATATAAATTCCATAAAGATGATGTGAGTCACATTGTAGTACAGACTGTCTCCCCCACAGTAGAGAAGATAAAAGAGATGGTCAGAAGTGTGCAGCCAAGGTGCGTAGTAGTAGACTATATTGACTTGGTAGAACCCCCTAAACACATACGCGGAGAGTATGAGAGTATCAGATACATAAGCCATTCATTAGCAAGCCTTGCTGTGAATATGGATTTGATAATTATCCAACTTTCCCAAACAAGCCGTACCTACTCAAGAGATGAGGTACTCGACCTATATGCAGGCAAAGGCTCAGGAGCTATTGAAAATGCTTCCAGAAAAGTGCTTGGTATATCAGGTAACGCGAAAAGAAAAGACAGAAAAGTTGAATTATTCAAGAATACTGATGGTGAACTGTTTGATGTTGAACTTGAATGGCAACCTAACTTTAGGTTAATGCGAGCAGATGCAATTATCAGAGAATCGCAGGAAACTAATAGGATAAGGATGGTAAAATGACACGTCTTTTAAAGATACATCTCTGGAAATATGGATTCCAGATATTTTTCCTATTTATATTCGGAATCGGCGGGATGTATGAGATAGATAAACATGGTGATTACTTCCAGGTAACAGTTAATATATGGAAGTTCACCGTAACATTACAACTAGGAACAGCAGAACATGAACAGAACAAGAGGAGCTAACCCAATAAGACAAGAGTCGCAGGAGAAATCTATTCTTCGGATGTTACAAAACGGAGGACGGATTAACCCTAGAATGGCTCTAGACCAGTTTGGTTGTATGCGACTTGCTGCTATTATCCACTTATTAAAGAAGAAGGGCAGCAATATCAAAACAACCAGAGTTAACCGTGGAAGAACTACTTTCGCAGAATATGAGATGATACAGTCATGAAAAGCCTATTTTATCCATTCTGGAGAAAGAAACGGAAAAAGAAATCCTATAAACCCAATGCTAATTCGCATATATATTCTCTAAGCAAACAAGTTAATGACCTCAGAGAAGAATATTATGAGGCAAATGAGAAGATAAGAGAATTAGCCAAAGCAAGTCATTTAAGATGGGAAGAGGGTTTTGTCCCAGACACAAAGGAATGGAAAAAAGATAAATAGTGTCAACCAGGGAACAATTTGAGCCTGTATTGAAAGAGCTACACGGCAATTTTTGGAAAAAGGTGTATTCCAAACTTTCCAGAAAGATGTCAGCTTTAAAATCTAGTCTCAAGAAAAGGTCGCAAGAAAATGAAGTGGAATTTAACATCACACTTGATGAAATCAAGAAGATGTTCTTAAAGGTGTACGGTAAAGAATGTCACTACTGTAATAAGCAGCTTACATTCCGCAATATTGCTTGCGACCACATTGTTCCCTTAAATAAAGGAGGCCCATCAGTAAGGTCAAATCTTCAGCTTATTTGTAAAACATGTAATACACGTAAGGGACCACTTAATGAAGAGGATTATTGCAATATAATTGACTGGGTTTCTAAACAGAAAGAAGAGATAAGAAACTATATAATGAGAAAGCTGGCTAAAGGAGGCCGCTATTAATGGATGATATATGTACGATTACTATCAAGTTCACAGAAGCAGAACTTATATGTTTAAATAATATGATTGAAACACACTTTGGAGCGCTAGGAGGGAACAAAGTAACAAAATTGGAAACTCAATTATATAAAGAATTGAATAAAATGCAACAACGAATAAAGAACGAAAGACATAAAGCAGCTATAGATAAAAAGATAGACCCCAAAAAAGAATACATCGAAAAGATTAAAGGCATAAGTCCATGACTTAGTTTAGACGTATATTAACGGGGATTTAGCAGGCTAAGTACGTTATGGTTGTTCGTGGTTGGATAAATAATGACAGAAATAGGCAAGTGAGGTCTCCGTTAATATGAATAGATACAGCAGTTATACATCAGAATACAAGCCCTCAGAGATTTACGAACAACGTATATCCCAAAATGTCCGTAAAATACTACGAGAAGATTTCGAAGTCTTTGAAAGAGTTGGTGGACAAACAATAGAAGAAGACTATGAAGACGAAATAACTAAGGCATTCGACTATCTAAAAGACGCATTTGACTATAATTACGAGGCAGATTATGAAGACTACTAGGGAAAAGGAAAAGGTAGCTCATAAAAACTGTGCTAATTATAGTAATGGGAAGTGCCTTGGTGTTGAAATGAGAGTAAAGGGGAAACCTGGACGTAAAGTCAGGGTTGGCATAAGAATTGAAGAAACGAAAGTTGGGAAACTTTGTCTAGATATGGTTGATACATGTGAGTATTTCGACTATATCGTTAGTCCCAATAGCCTTAAATCCCCTTTGAGGCGGCGCTCCTGAGAAATCGGGAGCGTTTTTTTTTATATAACAATTACTTAAGTGGCGATTTTCTTGATATTCTCTTCTCTATAGCCACATTGTTTAGGAACATTAACATAGCCAAGTGGAATTTCATAGGCATAGCAACAATGCCATGGTCTCAATTTGTCCCTGGTCTTATAGATAAAACATTTATTATTTTTCATAAGGTACTTACACTTTTCCCCAGTTTCAGGATTATAACAACAAGCTGCACACTGAGTACATAGAGATTCATCAAGATAGTTAACAGCCATTAAAAATGCTGCGTTGGTTTCCTATAAGACTTTCTGGCTAAATATTGACATATATATATAACTAAAACAATTCCAAGTACTAAAATCCCATCAAGGAAAGAGTTTCCCGTATCAGCCTCAATTGCTCCAATAGGAGTTTCAATTCTTACTTTTGGCTGAAGGATTATAAGGGAGTCGTTATCCATAGCTATAATTTACATCCTAAAAAGAGCTTTTCTTCCTATTTTAAATGCAAGTTTCTTTAATAATTCTTTACTATGCTTACTAGCTTTCCCGTATTCCTTCAGACTTAATGACTTTACAAGCCTCTTCCTTCTTCCTATTCTTGCAAAGTCTTCGGCTTTCATAGACTTTCCTGCAGTCGTACTGTGAGCTATATTAAAATGGACACGTTTCTGGAGAGCTCCTGTCCCTTTTCCAAGGACATCATATCTATCGCTTATTAATATATCACGATGTAGTTTGCCATATCTGCTTTTCCAAACTTTAACATCAGCATTAACACCACCAGAGAGATAATGGGGCTTATATCCAGGTGAAAAATTAATTAACAACTCACCATTAGGGCCAACTTTATAGTTTTGCATAAATCTTTTTAACTCATTCCTAATAGACTCAACCTGTGGGTGTAGTTTGTTAACACCTCTTAATTCTGTACCCATCATCCCTAGTCTGTCTGCTGCAATCTTTTCAACAGCAGCTCTATTCCTCAAATCAACTCCAGAGTTCACAACGGACTCGGCCATTTTAAACATATGGTCTTTTGTTGCTGACTTTATTATCATAGCTTTATCAGCACCTATATTCCTAATATGGCTAACACTAGCCTTAACATCTCCATGTAAACCCCATTGAGCACCAACAGACTCTCTCCCCTTAAAGATATTCTTTATATCCGTTTGTACAGGAGATGAAAGACCAGATTCTCTTAATACTCTTTTATTATATTTTCTACCCATTGTATAATTAACCATTTCAGTTTTTAGTTTTTCATGCCTCAATTTTCTTAAAGCAGCTCCTCTTCCGTAAGGTTCATCAATTAGTCCAGCATTCCATCTTTGTTCAATCTTGTAAGCCTCTGAAGCATGTACCAATTCAGCAGGAGTTTTGAGACCTTCCTGGGACATAAACTTTTTAACAAGATTGTATTTTTTATCAATTGGCATGTCCTTTGGAAAATGGCCAGGAAACCTTTTAATGAATTTGTCCATCTCATCTTTCCAGTTTTTACGAACATGATGCATAAACAATCCACGTTTATTAGCACCTTTGTCATAAAATCCTTCTATTATAGTACTTGTGCGAGATGCTAATGGGGCTATTAGCTGTGGAAGTCCAGAATACCTTGTGCCATGAACTGCACCGTAGACTCCAGCAGCCCCTAATAGGCCATATTTGCCAGCATCTGCTATCTCATCTCCACTTATAACTGGTATGAGGTTTTTATCTCCAAAAGCCATTTCTAAAAATTATCCCAAAATCTAAATTCGGTTTTTAGCGTTTTTTTTCAACAAGCACTGCATAAGGATAGGAAACCCAAACTAATTTATTTTTTACCTTTAAGTTCATCAAAAAATGGATTATCAGGTCTCCAGCCCTTTACAACACGTTGTCTTTCTTGAGTCTCATCAAGAATTCTCCGTTCCTGTATCAATTGTTGCTTTCCTCCAGAATATTTAGGAGCATTTATTCCCATTTTTCTTGCATGTCTCTGCATCCATTCAGCAAAATCAGCTTCTCTAATTCCAAAACTTTGACGTGCTATAGTTGCTTCCTGGATTGAATTCTTAACAAGTTCTGCCTGTAATGGATTTGCAGTTGCAAAGCCACGGGCATTCTCCGTAAAGCCAGCAAGAACATCGTCTGCAGTACTTACTGTTATTGCATTGCCTTTTGCTACCTTATTAGTAGCCATTTTAATAAGTTTCGCTGGGGTCTTTCCCTGCCTTGCAGCTACTTCTTCTATCATTGCTATGCCTTGCTTAGACGATGTCCATCCAAGTATTCTCTTTGCTATTGCCATTTTCACGATAGAAGTCCTTTCGGTCTTAATTTTTCTTTCTTTTTTTCTTTACTTAGTTCACGGGAGAACTGCTGGTAGGGAAGACCAGTCATCTTTTCAACTAAACGACTTGGATTTTCTATTGAACCCTTTATATCTCTAGCAAATCTACCGCCTGGGAACATACTCCAAATGTAATAACCACTTAACTTAGAGTAATCATCTGTAACTATCCCTTTAAATAAGGGAGGGAGTATCCTAAGGGCTGGGGGCGTTACCATTTGTAGAGGCTGCAAAGGATATGGATATGACCCAAAGAACGCTCTCTCCCTTTCTTTATCATCTCCAAACATAAGGTCAGCAAAATCCTGGAACCAATTATAAGGAGCTGGCAGTGCATTCTCGAAGAGGGAATACATAAACACGGAACCAAGTGATAACATCATGAGGTCTGCAACTGCCAGCCGCTTATATCTTTCAAATTCTTGTGAACCTTCACGCCATCCATATATTTCAGCATTTCTTAATACCTGATTTCTAAACCTAACAGAGTTCCATGCCCAGAGCTGGAACCTAGTCATTACTTTACCAGTAGTTGTAGCTGCAAACATTGGTCTATGAGGAGCACTATATAAAAACTGTGTACCCTTTACCCCCTTCTTGGCAAATTCAACAAGATGAGGATGGTCAAATTTATATGCAGCACCAAAATGGTCTTTTGCCTGTAGATAATGAGAAACAAATGCACTCCTACGCAATAGACGTTCCGGCTTTCTCATAAAGATAGCTGCTTTATCAAGCATTGATTCAGTTATCCCATGCTTTTTAGCAATACTTAATAGGGATACATCTTCTAATTCAGGGTCCTTTCTAATCTTTCCCGATGCTTCTTTTATAAATTTCTGCCATCTATGGCTTTTAAGTTGTGGGTTTATATCTGCCTCGTACCTCATAAACTCTTCAATCACACCATGGCTATGTACCCAGCTATCCACATCCTTCATACTTTCCCAGTTAGGATTGAGATGTCTTTTTAAATATCCAAACTTATGAGAATTCTTAAAATTATCAAAACCAGTTGAAACCAAAGTATGAACTGAACCACCGTAAAGGTTAGCAATGCTGAACTTAGGGTGCATGAGAAGTGATGCTAATTGGTACTTTGCTTCAAGATTTCCCCAGGCTGCAAGCTGTCCAGCATCAAACCCTTTCAGCTCTTCTGGTAGTCTTTCATCCTGTCTTAATCCAAATTTTTTAGCTATACTATTCATCCTTTTTAATACAATCCTTTTTAATACAGTGCTGTCGGCGAACCATGCATAAGGAGTTCCCTTTATTTTCATCAAAGGATTATTCATTACGCGAGGAGGTATTTTACTTGGGTATCCCATAGCCCCCTGAACATAAAGGTTGTAGAAATCAACCCATGCTAATGTCATATCTGGGTTAGAGTATTTCTTTAGGTTTTTATACATAAAGTCAGTTATTGCTGTCTTTGAGGCTACTTGAGCAACCAGTCTATAGTAAGTATCAAGGACATCTTTCATATAACTTTCATATATCTCAGGAGCAACTCTCCAACCTGGGATATGTGCTGACCTAGAGTGCTGACTTCCAACCCTTTGGTTAGCATGGAACCATCTAATTCCTTTTTCGCTTTCTTTCTTTCCTTCAGCTATCTCTCTATGAGCAGTGTCTAAATGTTTATAAGTATCTTCCATTGGGTCAACAGACAGCCAGTCCCCTGTTAATTGCCTATGATGGAAGCTTAATTTCTTTACCTCATCAATCCTATCTTTCTCAGTCATTGAACCATCATTATTAACCAAGTCAAGGGCTCTCTTAATAGCTTCACTTGCACTTTTCCTATCAAGAGCTTTATGAGGGTAGTATGCATTAAAGGGAAGCTGTTGAGTATCCTGTATCTCTAAGTTCTCCCTGAGCATTGGTACATCTTTCCTTAATTCTTTTGGAAGCTGACTCATTGCAATTCTTTTTGCTATTTTTCTCATACCATCAATGCCAACTCCAATATCAAATCTTTTCCCATATTTCCAGCTCTTCTCTAGGTCAGCCATAAATCTTTTACGTAATTTAATTAAGCCATGTAAACTTCCGTCATCTATCTTTATGTACTCGTTAATTATCTCTTTATCCCCAGTAAGCCATCTATGTATCTTCTCATTCCATTTCTCTACAATTTTACTTACATCATTTGCTATTTCTCTCCCCGTCATCTTCTTTCCTACTGGTACACCGTCTTTCCCTGGGAGCATAACAAGAAATTCTTTATGTTTTAAATTCTTCCAGTCAGTTTCTTTTTTTGACTTCCTTAAATTATTGTCATAAACACTTTTATAGTAGGTGTATACGCCTGTACCTGCATACTGGTCCTTAAGAACCTTCATCATATTCATTTCATGTCTTCTTATGGCTATATCATAAAGAGCATCTGCTTCTTCTATCCCCTTTAGATATGGGTCAAGGTCTGCATCAAGTAGCTTCTTCTCTTCTTCGAATGCCTGTGTAGACTGTTCCTGCGCTTTGTGAGATACGTTCATTAACTTTTCCATAAAAGAAACGGGAGTACGAACTTTACCTTCAATAATATTACCATACTTGTCCTTATAGGGTCTACGTTCATCCATTAAGTTAAGTTCATATCTCAATAAGTCTCTACCAATAGCTTCTGGAAACATATTATAAAACCAACCAGATATTGCAGGCCCTTTCTTCACATCGACTGGTCTGAATAACTTCTGGTACCAAGTGCCACCCCTTGCATCCTTAAACCATCTATCAAGAACCCTAAAATCTTCAAGGTCCATCTCGTTGATATCTTTCCCTGGCCTTCCCTGTCTGCCAAGTATTGACCTTACAAATCCATTTAAATCTCTTCCTATATCATTATGGTAATGGTCAAGATGCTCTTTAAGAGAAAGATAGACTTTCAAAGCTTCGCCTTTTAATGGAGCATCTTTTAGCCCAACAAAGGGGGCATATTCATCCAGATACTTTTGAGTTCTTTGGTCATAGTCTGATGCTTCAAATACGCTTCCATGAACCCTGTTACCTTCTTCATCAATAAGCGGGACCCTACGTCCAGCCATTGCAGCTTCTTCTTTAACTCTCTTTTGTGTTGCCTCACTTGGAATACTTGTTGTATAATTAAATAATGTTTTAAAATCCTCTACAAATCCTTTAACACTTCTATCGCTTACTGCTTTTGATGCAAATCCTAAACGATTTACACTTGTGCTATCTACTTTCTTTCGGAGGTTCTCTACTTGCTGCTTCAGTTTCCAAGACTTTGGTATGTTCCCAGTCTTCCTAACCTTTTTCCATGCCTCCTCAATCTTGGCCAGTTCTTCATGTCTGCCTCTATTCATTGAGCCTAGTAACATAGCATCTAATAAGTCAGCTTCCTGTGCAGTCATCTTGGGTACATATTTACCATTCTTAGGGTCTTTTATAAATCTTACTTGACCTAAAGCATTAGTTTCGTGTTCCCATTTCATCTGGTTAATCTTTAGATTGATAGTATTCTGGTCAATCAAACTTGAGAAAGGCTTATCAGCTCCAGCTCTTTCCATGTATTCTACAAACTCACGTTCAGCATCAGTGAGGTCTTCTTTTGTGGGGTCTAATACCTTAGCTCTCCTTCTTGCCTGGAGATAAGAGAACCTTTTTAAGTTATCAGCTACCTCTGAAATCTCTTCAATGGTTGCCTCAGGAAGCCCTCGTGCAATATCGGCTATCCTAGCTGAGCTTACCATGTCGGACATATCATTTATAATATAATCTTCTGCTTTTCTAAGGATATCCCTAAGAAACCGTTCTCTCTGTACCATATCTTTAGGGTTATAGTATTCTTTATCTCCTTCTTTGATACTTAATTTATTATAAGCAGCAAAATCTGGGTGTTTAAGAGGGTCTTCTATCTTAGGGTCTAATAACTTACGAAGACTTGATTCTTCCCAAAGTTTTTTATTAAACACTAAGTCAATATATGCACCTTCCTTTACACGCATTGTACTCCTGCCAAGCAGGTCTCTGAGCCATTTGAAAGCACCTAAGTTATCTTCATGCCGACCATAAAGGTCACGTAAACGCTCCTTATCTATCCTTGCAAATATATTATCTGTCCAGTCAATCCCTTTCATGTCAGCTGCTAGTTTTGGGATTAGGGTATTCCGCATATTCTCAGATAGACCCATTACAGGGTCCGTAACGGCATCTACACGGGACTTTATCTCGTCAAAGGTCCATCTACGCCCCTCAGTTAAGTTACGGCCGTATAGGGCAGTATTCACCCCACCAAGCATCTGTGCAAGACCTTTACGTCTTAAATGATGAGTCAGCTTATACTTATATTGCTTATCAGTGTTCATTTCAGCACTCTTCTTCCTTAAATAAGTACGCTTACCGTCCTTATTCACAGAGAAGACTTCCCATTTAAATGCAGTATTAGCAAGCTCGTCAAAGATAATATCCCTGCTTTTTAATCCAGCCTCATCCATAGGGTCAGATGCAAAGGATACAATAGCCCTTGCTTTCCTGTTAAAAAGTTTAATATCTTCTGGTTTAGTCCTAGGAACCATCCTTATTATTGCATCAAAAGGATTCCGATTTTTGTCATATAATACTGTTTCTGTCTCAACATATCCTTTTTTTGATGCTCTTGCAGCAGCGTATGCTGCACCCAACACGCTTCGTGTAACAACAGCAGGACCAAGTATTGCTCTACCAGAAGTGGCTGCATTCGAAAAGAACTGTCTTCTCTGGGGACTATACTGGAGAACCTTCTCAGCGCGTTCTTTCTTTTTCTCCTGAGCAGGGGTCAATATAGGAGTCTCTGTAAATCTATCCCTAAAGGCAGCCTTGACAGCATTGGAAGACTCACCACCAAATTCATTTACTTGATTAGAATACATATCCTTCCAGCTTTTCTTAAATCCATTACCAGCTCCACCGCCAAAGAAACCAAACGCCTTATCACCATCAAGGTCTGCTCCCCCCAGAGCATCCATAGCCTCTTGTCGGAGCAAGATGCCATACCCGCCGACCTTTGTAAATCCACCAAAACGTATTCCCCTGGCTCCAGACATTGAATCCATAGGAACACGAACAATAACTCCCCTAAGTAGCTCTTCTATCTGAGGACGTATGCCCTTGAATCCGATCTTAGGAACAGGTGGCTTAGTAATTTTTGATATTCTATACTTATCGCCCACTATCTTTTCAACTTTATAAGCTCCTTTTTCACCTTTCTTCCCAACTATGCCACCAGCACTAATGATTTTATCAAGATGAACAGCTCCGCTTACATTTCCTCTAACAGGAATATCCATTTCAGTAAAAACAGCAGTATCTGTCTTCTTGGCTTTCGTCCATCTTTTAAACATCAAGTCAGCTACATTGATAGCAGATTTATCTCTCATGACTGGGTCTAAACCACTGCTTTGATACTCCTTAAAGACATCAAATAATGTACGGGTTCCCTTCCAATGCTCACTCCTAAGTAAAAGATTCTTATAACCATCGTCAAGGAAGAACAGATTCTTATTTCTTTTCAAACGATGGGTCTGATATAACCCCTCAGGGTCATCTTGTCTTTCTCCACGCAGACCTATATCAAAAGGTCTCATCCTTGCACTGAAACTATTCCCAACCTCTGGTCTTGTAATTCTATGGACTACATAGTTTCTTATGGCCTGCATTCTATAGTCATGATTAAACTTATGGAGCACGCCAAGTAAACTATCTTCGCTGAACTTCATAATTCTTTCGTGAACATTCAGCTGTTCACTAGCTTCTGTCATGGAATCCTTATATTCTTTGTTAGTCATATCTCCTTCGGAAACCATCTCTTCCATTATCGTTCGGTTAACCTTTTGTATCTTAGCATAAGCTGCATTAGAAAAGGCAACTGCATTACCCTGCTTAATACCACGAAGCAGTTCACTAATCCCAATAGAATCCATATTCTTTATTATATCTGGGAGCATTGATTTATTACCCTCAGGGTTTTTAAGATAAGTCCTAAGTGTTTTGTTCGCTTCTTCCTGTCCACCAAAGGCTTCTCTTGATAATGAATTATAGAAGTCCTCAATAACCTCAGGCTTAATATCTTTATGAGCGAATGGGGTGAGGTTCGATAACATCTGCTTGGGAAGACGCTGCCATTCTAATGATTTAGAGTCAGTCTTCTCAGATAGCACACCTTTAAAATCTTCTACTGGTATATAAATCTCTTTACCAGTAACTCTAACTGTTCCGCCATCAGGATTATTCTTATCAGCTGTCCACTTTAATTTCCCTGGTTTTAACAAGCCCCACTGTTTAGCTGACGACTTGTTTATTATGAAGTGTGCATTTTTATCTCTTAAAAGTTGCTCTACTGGAGCAGAGCCGGCGTGTGCCATATACTTACCAAGCAGTGCACCCTGTGGATTACCAACATCGTCTGTCATACGAGATACAATAAATGACTTACTCACATTACCTTCAGTAGGTAAACCCCAGTCAGTATTCTGAGCATTGATTACATCTTCTCTTCCAAGGATAGCTCCATCACTCCAGAGTGGCCACTGTTTAGCATTATCATCTTCAACTACATATACTTTATACTTACCATCAGCTGTTACATCAGATATCTTTTCCTTTATTAAGTCAGGCGTAGAACTGAAGCCACTAGTGAACCATATCTGTTGCCGTTTATTAAATGCTCCAGCACTGTTTATAAAGCCATCCTTAAGAGTGCTCTCTAGGTTTTTAAACTCTGGAGAGAATCCGTTCATCTCTAGTTCATAAAGGGTATTAGACACATAAGCTTTCTTAAACATTTCTTCAGCAACTTTAGGGTCTATTTGTCTCATCTCACTTACCCACTCAGCCATGTCCTTATTAAAAGCTTTATCAAATTCTGTAGCTTTTATACCATGCTTGATAAATTCTTTACGGATATCAGACAGTTGCTTTTTAGCTGCAAGAGGAGTCTTCTTTATATTAGGATGATACTTTAAAAAGTATTGTCTCTGAGCATCTCCCTTACCGCCATAATAATAGAAACCCTTTGAGTCCATTACCATAAAGTTCTTTGAATGGAAATCCTTTACCATATTTGATGCAGCTTTCCTTGCTGCTTTTCTATAATCCTTTGGACCTTCGCCAGATAAAGAAGCGTTTAGATGTTCAGGCTCAACCCTCCGATAATACGTTTCTTCTAAATCAAGCAGGTCTACTTCCCTATAACCATTTTCAGTCATCTCAACAGCATGGTCAAGTATTGTATAAGAATGCTTACCCTTAGCGACTCCACCTGCCCTTACTAACTCATTAAAGCCACTCTTAAATGTTATATTATTAGGTATATCGCCAGCCTCTCTAAAGAACTTTGCCATTTCTTTTGGAGCATATCCACTAAGCCCTTTACCAATACCGTAGGGTATAATAAATTCTTTATTTGGGTTCTCTTCAGCAAAATTATAAAGTTCTTTTATCTCAGATTTAATCTCCTCTGGCGAACTAGATTTTGGAACATCATAATGTTTTTTTGTTACTATACCATATGATTTGCCCTGTAATCCTCTTGGCTGTCCTTGGACAGCACCAAATTTTTGCTTTGCGTGTAAAGCAGAACCTCTCCCATGGGTAGGTTTCCCTCCCTTAGAGCTTCCTTCGTTACTTCCAAAAACAAATATTTGATTGGGAGCTAAAGTTCTCACAGTCCCTTTATATGTTTTTTCACCTCCAGGTTCAGCAGGAACAAGACCTTCACGGTCAGCTGCAGTCCCGTATACTTCATCTACAAGCTTAGGTTCTTCAAGAAGGAGTTTCTCATTACCAACATCATTACGGTCATCACCAGCAAGTATCTCTCTCATCTCTCCATCTCTAACAGTAAGCATTGGTACACGCCTTGCTTTAATTAAGCGTTCACCACGTTGTCTCCACCAATTTACATTCTTTTCGTCAAGGCTTATTTCATACTTTTTCTGGAGCCAGTCAACCATCTCTTGCGATGGGTTCTTTTTTGTTTTCCTTCCTTCAGCAGATAATGCATCCCATTGGTTCTCTACATCTAAGGTTGTTTGAGCACGCTCTCCTTCAGTCTCCCACTTGCCTTCCATATTCCTCTGAACCCAGCCTTCAGTCTTCTTTGTGAAGACCAAGTCCTCAAGAACTGGATTGCCAACATCGGCCTCATCCCTTGAGTGGTCTCCCTTTGGCTCCTTATCTTGCCGCATAATCAATTCAAAGGCTTCATCCTTTTCAAGTAACTTCTCTGAGAGAGGAGATATCTCTTCCCCATATTTTGAATACTTAGGTATACGGTCTATAATTTCTTTAGCTTTTACTTGAGCTTCCTCAATTGGGATGCCACTATATTCAGAAAGTTTATATGCTAAAGCACTTACCTGTTCAGTCTTCCCACGAATATGGCTAACTTCTTCTTTAATAAAGTTTTGAGTCTTACCATCGAGCTCTTCCCAACCCTTGACTATCTCTGGGTCACGAGTACCTTTCTTAAACATCTTATTAATATGCCCAAAGCCCTGTCTCCTATGGTAAGGCATTTCCTTAACTCCAAAGTAAGCACCAAGGAGATATTCATATACTTGCTCAGGAGTTGTAGCTCCCTGCATAGTAGAATGGAGACCAGTGTATAGAGAAGAAGAAAGTCCTCGCAATACCTTATCGCCAACCTTACTCCCTGTCTGGACAATATTACCAATACCTCTAAATACAGCACCAGTCTCTGCACCACCAATAAATGCTCTCATCATTTCATCAACCCCACCTTGCCACGCACCTACTGAACTGGCTACACCAAGATGGAATGCTCCCTTTGCTAAGTCCTGTACTACACCTTTTTGTAGAAATTCAGTGGCTGTACCAGTAGCACCTGCTCTAGCCGTAACTCCTTTAGCTAAAGTACTTGAAGCAATCTTTGAAACCTTTTTAGTAAGTAGGTTAGCAGCCAACATAGGTACTGACTTACCCTGTAGTTTCTTTAGTCCCATTGCAAGCTTACTCATACGAGCAATCTTCATTGGAATAGGAACAAACCCTACGAAACCAGCAAGATGTCCAACATTACGGGCGATACTCTCCCACTCATCTTTCGGAGCTCTTCCCATATTAAAAGTACTAAACCCAGAGCCAAAACCAGCTCCAAGCTGACCTATTAGTCCTGAGATTCTTCCTTGGTGGGCTCCTTCGTCCTCTGCGAATGGTATATGATAAAACTCAGCATGGTTCTCAAGCATCTTTAACTCTTCGTCAGAGATACCTTCAGGTTTCTGCTGATACAGCTTTATATAATTCTGTACTGTAGCCTGGTCTAAGGTAGGCTGAAATCCCTGTGGGACCATTTAGGCTTCTTTTGTTATAGCATTGTAAAGGCTAACAAGGTCTGCAACAGTCCAAGCTGCCATTGCAGCAGTCATTATCCCACCAGTTAATGAGCCACCTATAGCACCAGCAGCAGTTTTCCCAGCTACCTTAGTCAAAAGCCAAGGAGCCTTCTTTCCGGCTGTCTGTAATACCCACTTCCAACCTTTTTTAGCTATTATCTTTTCAAAGTTTGAAGCAACATTCTTCATGCCGCTTTTCTCAAGCCTATTTATTACATTTCTCTTTACCTGGTCTTTAGTATATTTCCCTCCTAAGGCTGCTCCAATTCCAGCTCCACCAACTTCTCCAGCTTTCTTGCTACCAGTAACACTGCTAATAATAGGTTCTGCAAGGAGCATACCTCCAAGCAAACCAATTCCCTTGGCAAACCCTGGCAGTTTAGTCCAAGACCTACCAATCTTCTTTATAAGGCCTTTCTTTTCTAATAATTTCATCTTTTCCTGAGCAGACTTAACACCAGCATCTGCCTTTTTCTTCAGGATATCATAACCCTCTGCGCTAAATTTGTTAAAACTATCCTTACTCGCAGTTAGCTTGTTTTTCTTAAGCCATTCTTTATACCCAGGGGTAGCTCTAAAATTACCAGCTCCTTTAGTTAACTGTTCCTTTGTAAATTTCTCTACGGGCTTATATTCGCCCTTATATTTACCAGCTATAGTCTCAGCTTTAGCTACAGCCTCTCCGCCTACTTTTAGAGCTTCTTTGCCTAATTGATAGGCTCCAGCTGTATAGCCAGCAAGTGGGATTGCAGCTGTTGCAAGCGCAGTCTTAATAGGATTTCTCTCTATAATATTTTTACCAGCTTTACCCGTGGAACCTTTCCTTCCAAGTAACCACTCACTTGCTGTCTCATAGGTTGGGTCGTATTGCCCACCTAAAGTAGGGTCTTCAAGCTTTGACTTCCTATACCAATCCTGGAAGTTTTCATCACGAGCTGCTAAGTTAAATTCCTTCTCTGATATCTTACCAAGCCTATAGTCATTCATAAGCTCATTGGCTATCTTCTGGTCCTCTGCCTGTTTACGTCCTGCCCATTGACCTTCAAACCACATAATATCTGGATTAACAGATATCTGCCTATAAGCATTGAAAGCTTCAGCCTTTTTATCGTCAGAGAAACCACGTGAGCCCTCTATGTCATAGGCCGTTCCAGCAATCATTTTGTCCATGATTAAGTTGGGGTCATACTTAGCAGATTGACCTTCAAACCATTGGTACATATTAGCTTTAGCTTTATCGTCTTTTCTTCCATCTACTTCCCACTGGAATCTCTGCTGTTGCATAGCTTGAGTCTGGCGTGTTGCAGCTCTCTCAGCTTCTGCTGCCTCAGCATCTATCTGTGAGTATCCTTGGGCTGGTCTAAATCCTGTTTGATATAATTGCATTAGTATGTTCCTCTCGTATATGTCCCTGATGGGAGAGTTGGTCCTGATTTATAAGTTTTCTTTGACTTCCCGTATATCTGCTGGCGTCTTTTCTGAGCTGAAGTTAGAGATTGTAAATCAACAGGTGCTTTCTTACCAAATTCTTTCTCTAAAAAACGCTTCATTTTCATTTTCCACTTATTATAAAATTTAGGGTCATTCATCATCTCTTTAAATTGTATAGGTTTCCCTAACCCTTTAAAGTCACTAGAACCAGTTCTTCTTAATCTTTGAGGGTCAACTGCATTTATTTTATCTAAACCAGCAAGATTTATTTTACTTAAACCAGCAAGAGCTTCCCTTCTAGCAAGTTCAGCTCTAGCTCTACTAGCGTCTGGTCCAGGGAGATCAGCGCGCTCTCTCTCCATTCTTTGTCCCCAAGTCTCATCAGCATATGGAGAAAGTGGTCCCGCAGGGCCTCTTTCTTTCTTATAGCTCGGTGCAGATGGATATTGTTGTGATTCTGGATATTTTTGTCTATATTTAAAAGGGTCCATCTTTTCAAGCCTTAAAGATTGGGTACGGACACGAATAGCCTCATCTTGTTCCCCAGGAGAAAGCTTATCCCATCCTTCCATCTGGCTTAATGTAGTTCTAGCCTCAGGGATAGTGCCTGCCCATTCTGGTAGCCTAGCAGGAGGGTCTTCGCCCTCACCCCATGATGATAGCTCATCAATAAATTCTTCATCTTTTTCTTCTTCAATCTGTTCTGGAGTTCTGCTTACATAGTCCATTCGTTCTTCTTTAGGGCCTCCTTTTAAGCGTGATAAGAGTGCACCAATACTCCCACCAATACCAGCTGCTGCAAGTTTGCCAGGAGCCCATTTATAGCCCTCTTCACGAGGGTCATAAGTACCTTTATAAGCACCCTCCTTTATGTTTTTAGCTGTTACGCCAATTCCTTTACCAAGTCCTTTAGCAAGAGTTTCCCAATCTTCCATTCTTCCGAACGGAGTATACTGTTGAGCAACATTTGTATAACTCTGTGCTGGTTGAACACTCTTATCATATTTCATTACCTGTGAGAGGATTGAATTGTCTCCTCTTCCTGCTGGTGTGTATGTCATAATTATATCCTATTGATTATAAGTTTGTCCACCAAGAGCCTGTCTTGCCCATGGTTCATTGTTTAAGTTTAAGTCAAGCATTGACTGTGGCTGACCAAGACTATATGAGTTAGGCCCTCCTCCTGTTAACGATAAGCCAGGGTTAGTCTCAGTTCCAAAACCTCCCTGCCTAGATTGGTAAGGTAAGTTCTGAGCAAGCATATCTGGATTCGATAAATCATAGCCCGTATTCATCTTACCAGTTTGCATATCCATACCAAATCCTGGCATTATATTCCCCATATCAATATTACCAAGCATGCTCTGCCAGTCTTGTCCACCCATCATCTGACCAAGCATACCACCCATACCGCCTCCTTGAGGTTGCTGCATTTGCTGATATTGAGCCGGATTAAAACCCGTTTCATATAATCTCACGACTAACTCAATCCTTTATAATTAACATATTTTATACCATCTACAGTGAGCACATTCTCAGGTTGAGTCTTTTCAAGTTCCTGTGCCATCACACCCATCTGGTACTTAGAATCACCCTTTAGTCTATAGGTATAAACAGGCAAACCGCTATCAAGAGTTCCCACCTTTATAATATCTCTTTTCATTCTTCTGTCTGACATCATAGCAGCTGTAGCAATACCCTTACCTATGAGACCACCCATTTGACCTCCAAATGCAGACTTTTGAGCTGCTTGTTGAGCTTGATATTTCTGCTGTGCTTCAAAATTAGCTGCCATTTGATTAGCCGCAGCAGTATTAGCACCAGTTTGTAATTGAAGTACATCTTGCTGAGTTCCCCTGGCGCCAGCATATGCTCCAGAAGCAGCCTGGCCTAGACCAGCAGCCTGGCCAAACATTTGACCTCCTAGCTGACCAAACCCTTGCCCTGCCTGGAGTCCATACTGTTGAATGCCAAGAAGGCCCTGTCTTGCCTGTTCTCCCATAGCAGAGGTAGTTTTCATCCCCAATATATTAGATAGACCTCCACCGCCCATACCTCGAGCAGATAAAGCTTGATTCTGTTGCATCATCTGTTGGCCACCAATATCACCAAGCTGTTGAGCTTGTTGTTGACGCATTGCCTGTAAAATAGGACTTGTTCCTCCCATTAGGCCCTGTGCCTGGTCTAAAAATCCCCTGCCATATCCCAGAGCACTCCTAGCTCCACCAGATAATCTATCTCCTGACATAGCCCCCCTACGATAAAGACTATCTAAATTAGCTCTCTGCTCTCCTGTTCCTTCCAACATCTCTGAACGAACTTTCCCTGGGTCAAGATATTGTGGAGTATACTTATTACCCCTACTTCCAAGATAACTACCTAATAACGATGCTCCTGCACCTATTAATGCTCCCCATGCCATAATTTACTCTCTTTCTCTAAATTTAAATCCTGATGCGCTGGTACCATCACTCTGTATCCAGCCTTCATCTGTTTTTGCTTCAATATAATAACTACCACTTGAATCTTTTACTATTCTTATATCACCTGACTTACCCTCGGAAGAAGCTTTTTGTATGGACGTATCTCCTTGGTTAACTGCATTTATAACTTCGTTAATATCATCATAAATCTTGCTAATTATCCTACTTAATTGCGGGTCCTGTACTACAGGTGCTCTTTTTTTAGATATCGCCACTATCTTATTGGCCTCCTTCTAAATACAGTCCCGATTGCATCTACTGTATTTGTTTCAGCTGTAATCTTATATTGTATCCATTTTGCCCTTGAAGCTGCTCCACTTAATGTATAAACATAATCTAGAGCTCCATCAGTAGCTCCACTATCCGTTGGTGTGCCCTCTGAACTAACAAAAGTATCAATAGAATCACCTGTATTACCAGTAACCCTAGTTTTCTTAAATACTTTAGCTTGAGTATCCTGGTCCATTGTAAGTTTTTTACTATGCCAAGACCAATGTCTTGTTGTAGTAGCATGCCCTAAATAGTACTTAAGATTTGTTCCATCACTTATAAACATTTCTCCGTTTTTGCCAGCGAGGATACCTTTAGGTTCGGAAGTAGTAAATAACTGCCAGAAATCCCATCTTTTGCGTGCTATATTAAATGCCCATGCAAAGTAATGGTTTAAAGCACCAAATTTACTCAGGACAACAAAACTATTTCTTTTCGCATCAAACATTATTTTAGGGTCCCAATCTTTCTTGTCATACCATCCATAAAGACCAAAAGTTGAATCTGTGAGTACTGGTTCTCCTATAGGAACTGGTTGTCTTCCATCGTGTAAATATATATTATTCTTATCAGCAAAACACATCCCATACTCAGTAACAATAACTGACTCTGGCCCAAGACATCCAACACCTTCATAAGTATCTTCTATATAAAAACTATTAGGTTCAATGCGATAAGTATTATTCTCATCAAATGCATAAATCCTACCATTAAAACTAGCTAAAGCTATTGGCTTAGTAGGTAGTCTAAGTAAATCTACTGACCAATCAAATTGGTCAAAATTATAAGGTTTTGATTTAAACATATAATTAGGAACACTTTGCAAATCAGGATGATAGCAATCAGCTATAAATTGGTGGTTATTAAGTTGAGCTGATAAACTATAATTCGGCATAGTATCCTGGACTAATTCAGAGATACCAACAAGGGCTTCATATGATGCGCCCGTTCTTTTCCCTATATCTATAATTGTCTTTTGTCGATAAGTACTATTAAAAACTGTAGTTGCAGTAGCATCAGATATAGTTGCCCATCCATAATCTATTGGTATATTTTCCAAGAGTCTGTAAAACCCTTCTGGTTCAGAAGCAGCATCATCACTTTCGGCTACATATAAATTCAGATGAGTAACTCTTTTTGGCAGAACAGCTAAGCCCTTAAAGTCTATAGTAATAGTATTTTTAGCTGCTGTTGCAGAAGCGCTTGGGTCATGGGTTAATAATACCTGATGAGTCAATGGTGATTCTTGATATCCGTCATAAACAAACGAAGCTTTATAGTAATATGTATTTAAATGAGTAAGCGTTCCGCCAGTAGCAGCATGAGTTGGGGTCAGTTTTATAAAAGTTTCTAATTGTGCCTCTGGACTAGCTATTGTCCCATAAGCCCATCTTGCTTGAGAAGACCCATCCCCTTCAAAGATATGTACCTTTACAGTACTTACATCCTTATCTACAACTCCAACGGCATATTTTAATTCACTGTCAGTTGTAATAGCACTAATATCAGCTACAGAACCACCTTGAGCTATATTATATGCTGGATTTGTAAATGTATAATAATCAGATTCGTCATTATCTGCCTGATTCCTTGCACTAACAAAGGTTGTGTCATCATTCGTCCCATTCATAGTCCTATGGTCAGCATAGTTGGCATTAATATTATCTCCATAGTCAGCCTTAGCAGCATCAAATGGAATTTGAAAGATTATCGAATCAGCATCTCCAAACTCGCCTAAATCCGGATAATCGTCCCTAAAAATAACACCCTGTGGAACGGCATAATCGTCTGAGGAAGATATTTGAAATCTTGTAGCAGAATGGGCACCTCCAGTAGAAGTTCCACCATTAGCAAATACATAGTAACAATCATTACTTGCCGTCTCAGATGTCCATTCAGGGCGAAAAATCCAATACATTCCACAATAAGACTTAGTCTGCAGACCACCCGATGGCTTAAACAAGAATGCTCCAGTCGGAAAACTAAAGTCGTTTCCAGTAGTACTACCATAGTTAAATTTTCTCCATTGAGGAGTGCCAGATAAGTCATACCACATAGCACTTCCAGGAGTATTTACTACGTTAGACCTAAGATTGGGAGCACTAGCCCCAGCAGTTGTATTTATAGCTGTACCAAATGCAGGAAGTTCCCAATGATAACCTTTTGGATTATGAGAACCGTCATACCCAAAACACCACATATATCCATAAGTGCTAGTATTATCAGCTGTATGTAGGATATCAACAGCTGCTGGCGAAGCCCCTCCAGTAACTTCGGGCTCTGCATCGAATAAATATTCTTCAGAAACCTCTAAATTATCAGTCGAAACTTTATCTAAAGAATAATTATAAGTTAAATCTGTATCATTGTCATATACCCAGAGGAAATTGCTATCAGTAGCATGCATACATATAGACTTAATACTTGCCCAGTTTGCTCCTGACCTCAATTCAAGCCTTCCAGTACTAATCTTAAATTTATACAGATAAGTATCGCCCCTCTTAAAGGCATAAATATATGTACCATCTGTAACTACTTTAGTAAAATCAGAAAAAGGTGAGGGTGTATCAAGCTCAGCATTCTCCAGCGTAAGAGCTGTTGTTGAAACTCCAAATTGTTTATACTGAGGGATACCACACCACCTTGCTCTATCAGTTACTCCCTTACCCATTCCTATATGTACTTCTTTATTGTTCACCTGCATAGTAGGAAGACCAGTCTTAGATTCAGCTGAACCAGAAAGATTCCCAGTTCCAACCGAAGTACCATGGATATCGTCTATCTTCTTAATCTTATCATCAGCATCGTCAAAATAAACTACTCTATGCGTTCCATCGTCATTTATCATAGCCATTTTATCTGCAGCTATACCTAATCCAGAAGCGCCTGATGCACCCGCTTGTTTTTGAGTGACAGTAAACCCTGTATCTCCAGCTGACATAGTAGCAGAAGTAACAGCTGCATTCGAAGCATCTGTTATAATAACCGTAATACCTGAGACTTCAGCTGTAGAATGTGCTCCTGCATCCTCATTTATAGCAGAAGCTATAGCAACAGCAACTCTTTCAGCACTATCATTAGTTCCAACTTGGGTTACTTCAATGACATCATTATAAGAACCTGAACCTGTAGGAGCTGAAGTACCACTATTGTCTGTATCAAACCATATTTCAGTTTTCTGTCCTCCATCTGTATCTATATCAAAGTATTTTGCATTTAAGCTATCGCTAACATCAGCAACACATTCTACTGTAGTTATCTCAGGTTGAGCAGCTGATACAAATCCTCCAGCTGTTAAAGTTAAATCATCGGGAATCCCTTTTAAGATTCCATCTTCAGCTACAGGGTCTATATTTATACTATAACTGGCAGCATCATCAGGAATATCTGTCTCTACAGGTGTTGAAACAGTTCCTGTTACAAAATTTTTTATCTCATGTAATTCTTTAGGCATATTATCCCTCTAGCAATTGTCCCCATAACGATGTCTTGCCATTAACAATCTGTACTACATGCACAGTAAAGTTTCCACCTCTTATAAAATCTACCACAGCAAATGAATGTCCCCAATTGTGCTGACGATTCCTTAACCACTTATTCTTTGTAGAACTCATATCTTTCATGCATCCTATTGACCATGCTGATTTAGTACCATCTACATGAGTTATCGAACTTTGTTGTAAATCGTGCCAGTGACCGTACATGATATTGCATCCAAGCTTCCTTAAATGATTCATTGCGTGATATTGACCTCCATATTGGTGGCCATGGTAAAAGTACAATTTCCCGATTTTAAGGAACTTTCCCATTGGATATAGGGTATAACCCCTGTCACTGGCAGAAATGGCGTTTTTGAAGGCAAATCGGGGCAAATAGGGGTATTCATGCACAAACATGTTGTACCAATTATCATGATTACCTTCTGTAATGTATTTTTCTGTAACATTTGCCTTGTCAAGTGCCTCATCAATTTCATCAATAAACTTATTAGCTTCTTTCAACTCTGTCTCTATCACAGGGACTATGTATTCCAGCGGAGGCTTTTTCTTTGCTTTCCATTGCCAGTGAGAGACCGCTTCTCCCTCTAGCATATCTCCTAAGTCAACATAAAAGTCAGGCTTTATTATTTCTATAGCCTGGATTAGACAGTTTAAAGCTTTTTTGTCAACAAGTGGGAAATGCTTGTCAGGAGTAATAATACCTCTCTTGACAACCCCTTTGTCAATCTTAAGCGTAGTAATTCTTAGCGCTCTCCATATCGTAATACAACTCCTCTGTCTTCTCTAATAGAGATATAGTTTTCCTAATAGAAAACTTTAACATCCTCAACATACAATCAGCGCATTCCCATAGCAAGTCGCCATCATATGCACCAAGTATCTCAATACCGTGTACATTAGAACTCTCACAGTACGGACATTTCTCAGGTATTACAGGAAAGTTCTTTGAACCTATAATACTGAACTTCTCCATTACTTCTCTTTGTATCAACTACAAAGCCTTTCTAAATACTTCGAAAATCACTGAGACTAATGAATCAATAATCTTACCCTCAGTCTTCTCAGAAATAAAAGGTATGTCAACTGCTTCGTTTAAAGCAGAGACAAGCTTATCTTTCATCTCTTCACCAAACAACTTTTCTTCTAAAAAATCGTTTAATCCACTCATTCCATTTTCTCCTTATCTTAAATGATATTTTACTGTAACATTAACTGTATAATCTGCAGTAGGTATATCAGTTGACCAAATAGTAAACAATACAACCTGTCCCGCATCTACATTTGGGTTTTCTACCGTCATAGATTGATAATATGCCTGTTCATATCCTAAACTCGCTATATCGTCACCATCTGCAACTACAACTCCATTTGATAAATTACCTCCATCGCTACTATTGTTACTAACTACATCATAACTCATTAAATGAAATTTTAATGTATTATTACCAGAATCGTCTGCACCAGCCCAAACATAAACATTACTAACGGTTATATCGTCAGGCACATACCATAAACAAAAAACTAAATCATCAGCTGTTGTGCTAACTGTATATGTCGTATCAGGATTAGCAAGAGTTGTACCTAATGTAAGTTTAGTAGGAAGTTCACCAGGACTTGACGCAAATGGAATAGCATAATGTGTTTCGTTAGCGGAGGGAATACCATCTTCAGATGTAGTCCCAAAATAAGCATATTGAGTATTTACTTGATGGTCAAGTACAGTAACATTAGTAGTAGAAACCTTTATTGGAGAATCAGTTCCAGCTCCATCCTCAACTACTTCTAACGAAGAATCAATACCATTTGTATTATCATTTACACGAAGAACGCTTTTATACGAATCTCTAATTTGTGTGTCTACTAATCCAGCCATAACATCTCCTGCATTTATTAGGTAATAGCCCAGTATTCCTTACTAACATTCCAAGGTATTCCAAAAGTATCCCATCTATCGCTACTCGCATACGAAGGTGGAATCGTAATGGAAATACCACTCATCGCTTGAGACGCCATAGAAATCTCCCCATCATCTTTTACACAACGCACACTATGACCGCTACCCAAACCTCCAGAACCAGCATGTATATCTATATGGTCATGCATAATCTGACGACGATGGCTCTGTATAGTCGCCCAACTCACCTCAGTCGTAGTCCAAAAATATGCATCCGTATTTATATTGTGAAAAGTACCCCACACATGCTCTCGATATCCAGCAGGAAGAGCATTGAATCCACTTGTCCCAAAGCTTGCATCACTCTCTAAATCAGCATCAGTCCACAAATCAGCCCTACCTGCAAGCTTACTACCTTCATTTGTGCCTCTCTCGTAACCTCCTTGCCAAAGGTCTGAATCTGGAATACTCATACCAAGATATCTTTCTAGTACCTTAAAATCGTCTAAAGTTGGCACTCTCCAGCCTGAAGGAGCAAGTTTACCTGTCTCTACAGCATATCTATTATACAGATATCCATAAATATCTGAATTGTCAGTGTTATTATTATATTCACATCTTGCAGCAGTACCTGAGTCTTTCCAGGCAGTATTATCTGTTATCCGCTCTATACTAGTCCCATCATTATTCTTAGCTGATTTTAGATTTTCTGCCATCCACACCTGAGTACCTATTTTCACAGTTGAATAGACATTACCATTAGCATCTATACATGAATTCTGGTCAATGCTTACTTCATTCATTAATAATCCCAGCCCTTTATACCGCCTGTGATACTTGAGCGATTCTTTGTAGCATACTTCTTTCCTTCTCTAACTGACTTCTCAAACTTAGCTTCCCAGTACTGAGCAGGCCCAGCCATATTTGGGTCTTGTCCCATTTTAACTTCATAGCCTTTCTGTATAGCCTTTTCAACAAAAGCTTCACAGAACTCCTCAGGAACTCCAGAATCTGTTGTTGGGTCATCTGTAAGGTCAGTTGAGAGGTCATCTGCTGATTTTACAGAAAATATAGTAATTGTTTTGCCAACGGGTGGGCCTGAGAATCTACTATCTATAGCAGCATCACTATTTAACTTAGCAATTGCTATCCCATCACGTTCTAGCCAATATATATAACTTTGTTGGTCTGTTAATGCCATTACTGGTCCAAATCTCTTAAGTTAGGTCTCCCTATTAGTTTCTTAATTGCATAGCCATCATAGTCAACATCAATTACCTCAAGTATTGTTGCAGGAAGTCCATACCATCTCTGGTCTGCAATAGTTGTAAACTGATGAGCACTCTTTAATATTCTTGTCTTTCTACAATATTCTCTCATTGCCTGATTAAGCAGTCTCCTAATCTGGACTTCCCCCAGGTCTGGATGATGTTGCTGTACAAGCTCAATCATTGTTTTCTGTGTCATTATTCTGCCTTTTCTCCTACAAATCTAGTCATTTCCTGTTCATATTGACCCTGTAAACTAGCTACTTGAGCAGTCAACATTTGAACTATTTCTGCATCTTCATCGTCTTGAATTGAATTACTCATATAAGAACTTAACAAGTTTACAGAAGACTTTAAAGATACTGCATGAATAAGTTCACTTGGTAAAACATAATCACTATTTAAAAGAGCTCCAGTTACTCCTGTAGTATCTGCTCCATTAGCTACATATGTAAAAACCCATATTTTCCCTGCTTGTCCACTACTATTACAGTCTGGATATATCAATAAATCAGCAGTCCCAGTATTAGTATCTATATGAAATATGGGATTAAATACAGTAGCATAATGGATACTAGTACTGTCTTTACCCTGACTGAAACTTCTTCTATCTACCTGTTGGCAGATTCTTTCAATACCACTACTATCAGCATCAACCCTAGATACTTCTAATACTTTCTTACCTTCCATTGATACGCCAGAACTAGATGTTACTGGAAGTGGAACAGGCGAATATTTCAATAACAACGGCAGAGGAAGTACATCTGCAATCTCATTAATTGCAGCATTAATAAAATCTCCTGCATATGCAGCATTAGTAGAATACTCACTTCCTATTAAATCTGTAATTCTTTGAGCAATAGTCCCGCCATCAGCCATTACTTCTTACCCTTCTTTTTTTGGTTGTGCTTACGTCTAGTATCGGGCTTAGCCTTACCATGCCAAGGATTCCCTATACTATTCGTATAAACAATAGTCTTTTTTTTATCCATAGTAGCTATGGGGGGTATCGAGCCCCCCATAACCTAATCCGTATATGACGCTATTACCTCGCCAATTTAAGATTTATGATGGGTCAGGTCCTACGCCAGTAGTTCCATCTCCGCCAATCTCATCATATTTAGAATCTAAGCTTCTATTACCACCCACTTGAACTATTTTCCAAATACAATCAGCATTAATCAATGCACTACCGCCATCTAAATTAAATAGATAGCATGGAGCTACAGGGACTCTTACATGAATATTAGCAACATCTGCTACACTCATTGTTGGGTCACATAAAAGTGCTGTAGGAGCCACTCCTGCGTCAGGGTCAACGTCTGCTATAATTTGTTTAAAATTATAAGCATTTGTACCCGCAACAGCACCTGCTCCCGATAAAACTGCATCTTCAGCAGTCCCAATCCACAAATCAACAGGGACAGCTTGACCATCTAAATCAGTGCCAGCAGTGTTAACAAGGAGTGTCCATGGTTTTGTAGGGTCTAAAGCTACAGGTGTTCTTAATGTATGTGCATCTGTTTCAGTAGCACCTACTGATACAGTACATGTCCATGTAGTAACACCATTATAAGAGCTTTCAACTGACCAATTACCTTTTGTTAAAGCCATTTCATACCTCCTTAACTAAACTTAAGTACAGCATGGGTTTCTGGTAAACTAATTTCAAGACCAGCTTCAGTTATGATTTGGTCTGTCCGTCCATCAACGCCCGGTGACTGTACATTGGTTTCAATGAAAGTATCGCGACTTATTCCATTACCAGCAAGCGGTCGATAGGCTACATTGCCCATATCGACTGCTATACAGTAATCTTCATGTAATCCCCTTAGTAAAGGCTCAGCAACAAAATGCAAATTACCAAAAATGGTATTCACCTTAGTTACTGTATGCCCAAACTGTCCAGGAATACTGGCAACATCTAAACGATATTGGTCAGCACCAACTGAGTTATTCAAGAAAGAACCATTACCAAGCTTATTCAGATAAGTAATAACCTTTCTGGAAGCTAAGACAAGCTTATTCCCTGAATTACCACTCTCAGGTGCAAAGAAATCCTCCATTGCATCTAAGAAAGCATCATATCCAGACGAAGCATAGCTCATGTTATACACTTTACCATTAGCTGTTGTATAAGGAACCATACCCCAACTTTGTCTTACAGGGATTGCAGTTGTGGATGTCTCATTAGACGCAGAACCATAACCAAACAACATAGCCTGCTCAATATCCATCTTATGTTCCATGAGCTTATCCTGCCATATTCTCTGGTACTCGTTCTTAATCCCACGATACTCAGTTGCCATAGATGTACCAGAAAAGACATTCATGCCAGTTTTAAATATCTGACAATACCCTTCCCTGTCATACATCTTATCTTCCCAACCAGCAGGTGAGTCTGAGCCTTCTTCCCATGAAGAACCTATAACCTGACCTTTAGCTAGAGCTGAGAAAGTTAAAGTTCCAGAAGTAGCAGTGTCAAGCGGAACAATTTCATTGCCACCACCTGAAACAGTAATTGTGGTTATACCACTACTACCATCAGTTCCGGAATGAGTAATTGTAGCGCCATCATCAATTCTAAACCGATAGATACTACCAAGACTATCTTCCATTGCAAATACTGCTCCGGGAACTAGAAAATGACAAGCATTGTTTGTTACATCACTTGCACTTCCACTTATTTTTCCATACTTATCGTAATCACAAGATAGAACTAAATTGTCGCTATCTGCATCTGCGATAGTAGGACCGGCTTCAAAAGTCCACGTTACTGCTGTGGAAACTTTAAAGTTCCGCCTTTGCCATTGATGCCTTTGTTCCAAAAACTTAAACACAGGGTCATTGGTTGGTTTCTTAGCTACCTTACTAAGATAAACAAAGAATGGAGATTGCTGCGGAGCAAGCTCTGCAACTCTATCGCCAAAATTAAAGACCCTACGTGTGTCGTCTAAGGATACACCAGTGGCTGTATTGTATTGATTTGGACTATATACATTAGCCATTTTCAGTATTTCCTATTTTACACCCTACCCATTAGCTTTTTGAGCGTCCTAGGCGAGCGACCCATAACGGGTTATTAAAATGGATTCTTGCCCTTATAATTAGCTAACATAGAATCCATCATACGGTCTTCAGGAGCTTGTTTACTAGCATCCTGATTTAGACCTGTTACTACTCCCATCGGTTGAGGAATCTGCTGTGCTCTTTGGGTCTGCTGAAAACCAGCACTAGGCTGAGTATTCTGAGTCCCTGGAGCAACAGTTTCCCCTCCCGCTTTATTGAGAGAGTAAACTTTCCATAAGTTCTCCACAGTCAGAGATTCGGGGCTGGACATAATCTTCATGAAATCATCAACAGTAGCATCATTAGCATTAAACTTAGTCTTCAACTGCTCGCGAATAGAATCTGCTTGCTGTTGTTCCTGAGCTCTTTGCTGATAAGCTGCCCTTTGATTATTCTGCTCGTCGATAAAATTCTGACGTTCGGCTGCCAATAGCTCCCTGTCATATTCTCCTCGAAGGCGATTATATTCATCCATATCATCTCTCCATGATTCATTAGCATCAAGATACCTGGCTGATTCTGAACTTGAGTCTTCATAGGCCTCTGCTCTACTGAATCCATGTGGTTTCTGTGGTCTGGCTGGAGGATCTGGAAATTCAAACTGCTCTTCTGCCTCTGAAGGTTGCCCTTGGCGGGGCGCTTCAGTTCTTTCAATAAGCGTATTAACCTGCTTCTGAAGCATCTCATTAGTCTGCTTCATTTCGCCGAGTTCATTACTACGCTTATCCGCTTCAGACTGCCAATACTGGTATCGTACCTGTTCGTTATCGGGTGTAGTCGAAGACTGCGCAGAAGGGTCTGCTTCCATTTCAGTGGGTGTACCCTGTCTGGTATCCACTGCCTCATCCATAGTCGGTTTTAACAACTCATCGGGGTCTTTACTTCCGAATATTACTTCATCAACAATAGGGTCTACCTGCGGAGTGAATCTGCCCTGCTCATCGCGGGGTTGAGATGTACTCTCCTGTTGGGTGTCTACTTGATTCGTGTTGTCTTCCATTTTCTTGTTTTTCCTTTCAGGCTGCTCTCCCTAGGACTTAGGAGAGGTTGAACCTTTAGTTGGTTTGGAAGCATCTCGTACTTCCTTTTTAATTTGTCCTAACGCATCATCAAGGCGTTTCTCAAAGACGGTTCCTGCAGCTCTCGCTTTGGTAGAGGTTCCATCCAAACCTGCCTTAAACTTTTCAAGTTCAGCCCTTTGTTTCGCGTGATATGCCTCACGTTCACGTGTCTGTAAGTCTCCCTGCAGCTTCTTAATCTGCTCTTCCTGGCCTTTAACTTGCTGTTGGAGTTTGCCAATCTCATCTGTTCTCTGCATGACTCCCTCCATATCATATACTTCTGTTTTCTTTAATACTTCCTGTCTATCAATTATGCCCTGTTTATAAGATTCCATATACATCTCAAGCTGAGCATAACGATTAGTTGGTAATGTTGAACCTGTAACAACAACCACATCATAACTGCCAATACTGATATCGTTTAAAATTCTTGCCTGACCTTTATCATCAATCATTCTCTTGTTAATCATATATTCACTAACTGTATTATTCGGCTTTAGTATCCTTACTACTTTATCTTCTTTATAAAGCTGCTGCATAAGGTCTATCACAACAACACCCATCTTTCTGAGCCCAAATTCTATATCAGCAAGCTTACTCTTCATCTTCCTCTGTCCAAATTCATCAAGACTAATAGTAGCTTTATATGTATGCGGAGCTACCTGAGAATTACCCATCATCATCTCATAAAGTCCCAGTGCATGGTCAATGTCTGATGCTGCATTCTTTTCATTAGTATAGAGTTCATTAGGGAGAGGAGCGGGTTGGGCTACGATAGGTTGCCCCATATCAAAATCAACTTCTATTCCAACTCCTGGCTGAGCCCATTTCTCTTCAAAGTCTTTCATATCAACAGAACCAGAAGGAACGAGCACTTTAAGATTAGTAGATGTAGTAGCATGTGCAATTATTAAAGAACGGGTTTTGTTTATATACTCCTGTAATCCCTTTACCATCCTTACATCGCTTACTGGATATGGAGTCCTTGTATGCATATTCATATAAAAGATTACAGGATAATGCTGAGTGGGGAGGATTCTTTCATAGAGATATTTATCTCCCATAACAACACACATCTTTACTCTCTTGACTGTAACGACAACATCGTTAATTACGCCCTTCTGAATCAAGTCTTGATGGGTTGTCTCCTCTACCTGCGGAGGCTCAGGAATTGGCTGTCCTGTCATTTTAGCTTGAGTAGCTATCTGACTATACTGTTGATTTAACTGCTCCATAACCTGATTTGCAAGCTGAGGATTTGTAACAACCTGTCCATTTACAATCCACGCAGGCTTCTTAACATATACCGCATATGCATTCTCATCAATCATTTCTTCTCTGCCATTCCACGTTTCGTGAATACGATGCATCTCCATATGGACCTTAGTATATCTCTCATATCCTCTTATATACTCATCATCCTTACCAAAGGTAGTCCTTGTTTGCGTCTCTGAATCCTCTGGAAAGATAGCCTCACCATCATCTTCTCTCGTAGTTTGAGGCATATCTGTAGTAAAATTATCAGTTGATGCATTTGATATAGCTTTCTTATACATCGGGTACATCTTCTTAGCCTGGTCTTTTGTAAATAGCCTTGATATTATAATATTCTCTGCATCTTCGCATGCTCTATCTCTGCTATTCGGGTCTATATAAACATTAAGCGGGTCTATGTCCTTCAAGCAGACATCACCCTTTCCGTTATCCTTGGTTGGGTCTTGATAGACAAGTACGCACCCCATACCAGTAACATAATAATCATCTATTGCATTTCTAAGGACCTGGTCTCCGTCAGATATATGCCATATATACTCCAGCATGCCATTTATTGCCTGAGCAGTTTTATTGTCGCTATCCTCTCTAGGCGAGACCCTAAAAGAAGGCTTATTAGTTGTTAACATTGCCTTTGCAGCTTCAACAGCTGGATGAATTCTATTAACGACTATAGGAGCCTGACCACGGGCTTCTAAGGTTTTACGCTGTTCAGCAGTCCACTGTTTCCCATATCTAAACTCACGGTCTTCCTGCGCATGCGTTGCCCAAGTATCTCTATTCTTAGAATAAGTCTTCCAGATATCTATAATCTCGTCTACATTCTTTTTCATTTTAGCCATTATGCTGTCATCCAATCAATAAACTTGTTTTTCTTCTTGGAATCTTTTTTGTCACTGCCCTTCCTTACCTTACAGGGAACTGAATGGTCTAGAGCTGTCCAAATAGCATCGAGCACATCATCATGCCTACCCTTGGGATAAGAAAGAAATTCCTGCTGTGCAGTTATATCTTTTGCCCTGAAATAGAATTCTCCTTTTGCTAGCATTGGTACCAAAGAAAGCAATCTTTCGCTCTTACGCGTTCGGGGTTTAACACCTTTCTCTAAACCGGGAATATAAATATTCTTCTCTAACATTATCTTCTTAACAGAAGCCCTCAAAGCTTCCTGGTATGCTACAGTTTCTATCTTCATCTTTTTAGGCTTATACTTTTCATAAAGTTCGATAATCTTATCAGGCTGTAATGCAGGATCGAGTCTATTTCTGTAAATATCCACGATATATTTATTATTATGAAAATCAATGGCAAGCAAAGCAACCACAAAGTAGTCAGCCCTAATAGATAGAGAACTAGCAGGGTCCACCCCCGCATAGATTTCAACAGGTACAATCTCTTTTTCATCTCCCTTTTCCTTTACCAAGCAGTTCTGACCATCAATCCTCTCAAAGTCATAATGGTGTAACTTTATATATTCTGGTTTAAAAGGAGCACTATCAGGACTCTGGGCAATATTCATGTACTCCTGATAAAACCCATTCAGGTTTCCAACACTCTCATACTCTTCTTTAATGCTTAATATCCTGTCAACTGGGAATCTTGCAGGCCAGATGCTCTTCTCATCATCATCCCATATCGTATACCAAAGTGTTTTCCATGCAGCACTCTCTTTACCCCAATTCAAGAAACAATCTTCCGATATAACCGTGCCTATCATTATAATCCTACCATCATCACTTAAAGAAGGCACAACAGCTTCAGTAATCCACTTTCTATTCTTCACACGAGCTTCAGGAGTCATAGCATTAAGTTCTGACTCAAAATCATCAATTATAATAAGATTAGGACGAGTATCGCCTTCAATAAAACCACGAACCCTCTGACCAGTACCAACTGCGACTATTCTAGTCCCATTTGCAAGTATAATATCATTATTCGTCCATCTTGGAGCTGTTCTACTTCCTAGGTCTCCAAATGTTTCTCTAAAAGCATCTGACTGGTCTAAATGATACTTTATCCTACTTAAGAAGTTTATTGACTGAGCCTGAGATTCTGATATAACAACAATAAACAGGTCTTCGCTACCCTTAAATGCTAACTTCCAAAGAGGGAATATAAGAGAGCATACAGTCGACTTAGCAGTCCCACGAGGAGCTGCTATAAGTACCCTAGATACTTTTTCATCTCTAAGGTTCTTATATATCTCATTATGGAACAAAGGCGTAGTCCTTTTAAGAGCTGAAGGGAAACACAACTTCCCAAACAAGCTGATACTACTCCTGAACTTCTTGAGTACCTGTAACTGTTCGTATTGCTCTTCGTAATCCACTATTCTATATCCTGCTCCACAGTTTCAGTGGCAATTAACTTCTTTTCTTCTTCCTGTATCTTATCAAGAAGTTTTCTTGTAACAGTACCCTCTATTTGAGTTGTAGTCTTCAATTTACTCTTATCCTTCATTCCGTGCATATCCTGTAGATTTTCAACAGCCCTCATAAGATTAGTAACATCTTTTTTATCTTTAGCTGTCGTAATAGTCTCGTCTAATAAGTCAAGAGTATAATCCTCAGTCATTCCATGCTTTGTAAGGAGTTCCTGGAGCTCTTCTCTAACCATATCTCTAAATACCTCCGATTTCATTCTTCGTTTCCACATACCATGCTGAGAATCTGTAAGACTCCCAAAAGCTAAATCAATAGCAAGGTCTTTATTCATGGTTTGGGCATAGGCCATAGCAAGATTCTTCATCTTCTCAGATTTCTTCTTTACCTCTAACTGTGGTCTCCCGCTTATTGTGTAAGGAGTCATACGACCTTTAACATTAAATTTTATTGTTGGATATTTAGGATTCCAGAGAAAGTATCCCCAGGGAAGCCTAATATAGGTAGATGTCTGACCATGATTATTAGGATACACTTTCTTATTTATTACCTTCGCGCAATACCCATCATCCGACAGAGCCCAGTCACCAATTTCTGCATTTTGCCAAGGAACATATACTTTACCAAGTTTATCCATCTCCTTAACGGTATATATCTCATACGTAGTCAATCCTTTATCTCTATGTTTTATTGAAATAGTTTCCACTAAAAGTACTCTTCCATCCTCTTATATGTTGCCTCATCCGGGTCTGTATGATGATACAGAGAATAGGCTCCTTTCATAGCATCCCTATCTCCTCCTCCTATGGCTTTCATATAGTCATCTGAACCACTTTGACCAAACATATTAGCTAAAAACATCATATCCGACTCATCCTCAGACCATTCCTGAGGGTTTAGATTTAATCCTCCCCACTCTCTGTCACCAGTAGTATTCCTATAACGATTAAAGGCTGTAGACACACTAGGGTCTGTAAATTGATAATAACCTTTTGCAGTTGACGTAGATGGCTCAGCCATTGGATTGTCTGAACTTTCTATAAACCTAGATTTCCTAGCAAAATCATATATATTCTGCCCCATCCCAGCACGTTCATCTTCTGGTATTCCCATTCTATCAAGCTGTGATTTAAGATATCCAGAAGCTTCACTCCCAAATCCAGGCGTTTGCTCTGAGACCACATCTCTCGTTACGCTCCTGTTTGTCTCCAACTCTCCAACAAGCGAATCTCTGTAAGGGTCTGCCATCAACTAACTCCTGCAATAATAAGCAGTACTAATCCTATAAGAGCCATTCCACCAGCCATCCAGCTTCTCCAGTTCTCAAGACTGGAAGTGCGTCCATTAATCTTATCAACATGACTTTCAACTCTCTCAACAATAGTTTCAATCCTAACTATCCTGCTCTTCAGGTCTTCTCTGTACTCTACAACTTCCTTGTTATTCAACCTCTACCTCCAGCTCCATTGATTCTTCCTTTTAAAAAGTTCAATTGGTCAGTAACATCGTTTATTTCTTCCATAACCTTTTCATGTCTATTATCAGCTCTATCATCTGCTTTGTTCCATCTATCAATCAATTTTATTGAGATACCCTGTACATTAGAGATTTCTGATGCCATTTGAGCCATTGACTGTCGTAAGCTATCAAGGTCATCATCCTGTGATTTCAATGACTTGATAATATTCATTACCATATAACTGAACAATATAACTACTACGCCAATTGTTCCGTATTCTGCAAATATCTCTATCACTAGTCACTCTCTGTAAACAAACTACCATTAGCAAGAGTCTGTGCCTCTGTCTTAGTTAGGATAGCATTATTAGGGTAGTCCAATCCATTCCCCAATGCAATCATAGCAGTCAACTCTCCAGTCAACATACTAAATTCCCCCTTAACTATGATAAGACCTCCATCCAGACTCACTCTGGGAGCTCCTAATTTGCCTTTAAACGCACTTTCTCTCCAAGTTGGTGTATATGCCTCAGTTGGAGTAGAATCAACCTTATCAAGCAAATCTGCCTTTAAATCATCTGATGTATAACTAAGACTCTTAGAATCCATCCAAGTCTTAATATCTGCTACTGTATTAGAATTAGTAGGTCTGTCGTCTGCCAGTACCTTCCATCCCAACTTTGGTTGCAGTACACTTGGAACTGCTGACTCGTAAGTAGTCTTCCTTAAACAGATGTATAATTCATAATGTGCCATAATAATTCCTAACTGTGTTTGCTTTTGCCGTGATTATAATTCTTTGTTACTTCTGCTAATGATAATGCT